GGGGGGCGTGACTAATGGATAAATTAAAATTTGACTTTGATTTAGACATAGCCACGGCACACAGCCGACTATCTAAAACGTGGCGTAATAAAACGTGGAAGTGGAGCGACATTTTAGCCAAGTGCGCCGACGCCAAACGCACCGGCGAAAGTGTTCGCGAGTATCTGCGTATGAGCCGTGAAGAGCAAAGCAGCGTTAAGGACGTAGGCGGTTTTGTCGGTGGCTATCTATCCAACGGCACACGCAAAACCGCAAATGTGCTATACCGCACGCTGGTAACGCTCGATATAGACTATGGCACAGCTGACGTTTGGGATGACTTTACCCTAAATTTCGACTGCGCCGCGATGATATACAGCACCCACAAGCACACGCCCGAAAAGCCGCGTTTGCGGCTGGTGCTTCCGGCTAACAGACAAATGACACCTGCCGAGTATGAGCCGGTTTGTAGATACTGGACTGCCAAAATTGGTATCGAACTTTTCGACCATACCACCTACCAGCTGCCGCGCCTATTCTACTGGCCCAGCACCAGCCGCGATGGCGAGTATATTTTCGACTACCAAGACGGGCCGGCCTTTGACGTTGACGAAGTGCTGGCGACCTATCGAAACCCGCAGGACGTTAGCGAGTGGCCTATGTCGAGCCGTGAGGGCGACGTACTGGCGCACGAAATCCGCAAGGCTGGCGACCCTACCGAGAAGCCCGGACTAATCGGCGCGTTTTGCCGTGCGTACACTATCGAGGAAGCCATAGAAAAGTTTTTGTCGGACGTGTACGAAAAGACCGGCACCGACGGCCGATATACCTACCGCGCCGGAAGTGTCGCCGGTGGCTGTGTCACCTATGAGGGCAAATTTGCATTTTCGCACCACGAAACCGACCCGGCAAGTATGCGGCTGTGTAACGCCTTTGATTTAGTGCGCATACATCTGTATGGAGTGCAGGACGAGGGTAGCCGAGTAACCGACGTTACACGGCTGCCATCTTATACCAGAATGCAGGATTTTGCGGCGGCTGATAAAGCCGTGCGTGTTTTGCTCACCCAGGAGAGGTTAGCCGACATAGATAGCGACTTTGCCGACATCGACACCGAGAGCGAGGAAAGCGGCGACGCGCCTAATACCGACTGGATGGCCGAACTTGAACGCGACCGCAAAGGCACTATCAAAAGCACGGCGAAAAACATTATCTGCATACTGGAGAATGACCCGGCACTGGCAGGGCATTTGTGGCATGACCTTTTTAGCGGCTTCGACATGGTTAAAGGTGGTTTGCCGTGGGATAGAAAGGCTACCCAATGGGGCAACCGCGACGACGCTAACCTGCGCATATACTTAGAGGAACGCTACGAAATCACAGGCAAGGAGAAGATAAAGGACGCTAAGGATGCCGTATTAACCCGGCACCGCGTACACCCTATTAGGAACTATCTAAATAGTTTGGTATGGGATGGCATGCCGAGGCTGGAGCGTTTGATTATAGACTATATCGGTGCGGAAGATACGCCGCTTAACAGAGCCATGACCCGAAAGCATTTTACTGCCGCCGTGTCGCGCATAATGCAGCCGGGGTGTAAATATGACTACTGCCTAATTATCGCCGGTGCCGAGGGTATCGGTAAATCCACCCTTTTTAACATCATGGGCGGCGACTGGTTTAACGACAGCCTCGCCACCACCGAGGGTAAAAGCGGCATGGAGCAGCTACGGTGCGGCTGGGTCATAGAACTGGCCGAACTGTCGAGTATCAAGCGCAGCGACGTGGAGCAGGTAAAGAACTACATAAGCCGCCGCGATGATATTTACCGCGCCGCGTATGGTACGGTAGTAGAAAAGCATCCGCGCCAGTGCGTGTTTTGCGGTACGACTAATGAGGCGTATTTTCTCAAAGGCGACACAGGAAACCGCCGCTTTTGGGTTATCGCTGTAAACCCGGAACTGCGCAAATACCCCGACTTTGCTGACGCGCTCATGCGCGACCGAAACCAGTTATGGGCCGAGGCTGTCGAGTATTGGAGGCAGGGCGAAAAACTATATTTGCCGGGCGATTTGGAAGCCGAGGCACGCCAGCGACAGAGCCAATACAACGACGACAACGACGACCCCCTGCGCGATATGCTCACCGTGTTTTTGGATATGAAGTTACCGCCCGATTGGGATAGCTGGGAGTTAAACCGCCGCCGTGCCTATATCAAGAACCCCGACCCCCTCGACGAGGTAGGAGTATCGCGCCGTGACCGTGTTTGCGCCGCTGAATTTATCTGCGAGAAGATGGGGCGCGAAATGTCGGATAAAGAATATAAGTATTTATCGCGCCGAGTCTGCCACCTGTTAGATGAAATGGGCTGGGAGCGGCGTAGCGGCGTGCGCTACATGGAAAAACTATACGGACGGCAAAAGAGTTTTGCTCGACCTCTAAAAGACGACGTAGAAGATGAGGGCGACATATAGTTTTTGGTAACGCAAACTTAGTTACCACCCGACGCAAACTTAGTTACCAAGAAAATGAGATAACGGAAACATGGTAACTGGCAACCGAGCAAAAAGACTTAGTTACCACGTTTAGTTACCACGAAAAAGCCGATAAAATAAGGCGGTTAGGTAATATGGTAACTATGGTAACTTAAATATATGGCTAATTAGTAAAGTAATGTATTTATAGTAAAAAACAGAAAAAAAGTAAGTATAACATAATCCCGAAACGTTCCGCGTGCGTGTGTGCGCGTGAGTGAGGGCAAAACAGCATAGCAATGTATAAACGGAGTATCGAAAATTTAACCCACCATGCCGACGTATCGGAAAAGTCGATAGAGCGGTATTTAGTCGAACAGGCAAAAATAAACGGTTTGCTGTGCCTCAAATATTCTAACCCGAATATGGTAGGCTATCCCGACCGCCTGTTAGTGCTTCCGGGCGGTGATGTGATTTGGGTAGAACTGAAAAGCAAAGGACGGAAGCCGACCAAAATACAGCAAATACGCATGGCAGAATTAAACGGCATGGGGCATTTGGTGAGAGTGATAGACAACAAAGCAGACATCGACGAATTAGTTAAATTAGCCAAGCAATGATATACAGACCATACGACTACCAGCGCACCGCGATGCAATGGATATTGGATAATCCACGCTGCGGTTTGTTTCTCGACATGGGGCTGGGTAAAACCGTATCGACACTGACAGCACTACAGGAGTTAATCGACGAGTGCGAGATTAGCCGCGTACTGGTGGTCGCACCCAAAAAGGTAGCCGAAACCACATGGACTACCGAGGCGGCTAAATGGAACCACCTACAAGGCATGAGGGTGTCAAAGGCCATGGGTACGGAGAAACAGCGCAAAAAGGCGTTAGCCGAAAAAGCCGACATCTACGTTATAGGCCGCGATAACTTTGTATGGCTGGTAGGACTGTACGGCGGTCAGCTGCCATTTGATGTTTTGGTTATCGACGAGCTAACCAGTTTCAAAAATTCAAAGTCGCAAAGGTTTAAGGCTATGCGCATCGCCACGCCGACAGTAAAGCGCGTTATCGGTTTGACCGGCACCCCGGCGCCTAACGGACTAATCGACCTTTGGGGGCAAATGTACTGTATCGACATGGGCCAGCGTTTAGGTAAGTTTGTATCGAAATTTAGGGAGTCTTATTTTAGCACCTACAGCCACGCCGGTAGAATGGTTAGATGTGATGTTTTACCGGGCTGTGATAAGATTATACAGGATAAAATTTCCGACATCTGCCTAAGTATGCAAGCAAAGGACTATTTGCAGTTACCGGATTTGCTTATACATAACGTGCCTGTCGAACTGCTACCGACGACTATGGCGGCCTATAACAAGTTTGAACGCGAAAAGGTGTTAGAGTTCAAACAGGAGCATGAGAACGAACCGACTAACATTTTGGCTAATTCTGCCGCCGGACTTATGAACAAATTAGCGCAGTTTGCCAACGGCGCAGTATATGACGACGACCGAAATATACACGAAATCCACAGCGAAAAGGTGGATAAATTATCCGAAATCGTAGAGGCGGCAAACGGTAGCAGTGTGTTAGTTTTCTACCAATTCAAACACGATATACCGAGGATAACAAAGAAACTCAAAGGCTACCGGGTGGCCGTGTATGAGGGCGAGAGGCAGTTACTAGACTGGAACGCCGGAAAGATTGACGTACTACTGGCTCACCCGGCAAGCACGGCGTATGGCCTTAATATGCAGCAGGGCGGCCACTACATAGTTTGGTTTGGCACTGGCTGGGATTTAGAGTTATTCCAACAGGCTAACGCCCGCCTGCATCGACAAGGACAAAAGCACCCAGTAACCGTGTATAAACTAATCGGGGCGCATACAGTAGATGAACGCGCCAGCGCGTCACTTGAAAATAAAAAGGTCAAACAGCAAAGTTTGTTAGACAGTCTTAATTACCTAATACGCAAACACACAAATGGCTAAAGATAAAGACTATATAAAGTTGATACATACGACCCGGTGGCTAAGGCTGCGGCGTGATACCCTGACGGCTCACCCACTTTGCGAGAGGTGCCGGACAGAGGGTTACATAACCCCGGCTACCGAAGTACACCACCGCAAGCCGGTGGAGGATGGAATAAACTACGCCGAGAAATACAGGCTTATGTATGACCCTAAAAACCTGTGTGCCCTGTGCCATGACTGCCACGTTAAGGTACATACCGAGATGGGGCGCAGCGGCAAGGAAGCGACCCGACGACGTAACGCCGAACAGGTGGCCGGGGTAGTCAAAAAATTTTTTGGTGACTGAAAGAGGGGGGGGGGATTTTTTTAAGGCACCCCGGTTTTGCTAAACCTCGCCCCAACCTTTGTTTTTGCGTGAGCGATTTTTTCAATTTAAGCAAATATCGAAATTTTAACAGAATATGGCGAAAAAAGTTAACGAATATAAAAAAGATATCGAAAAGGCACTAAAAGCCGCCGGAAAATACAGCAGGAGTTTGGGCGCACAAATTTTGTCGCTGGCCGGCGCACTGCGCACGCTCGATTTGGCTAACGACGAAATCGACGAACTGGATAGTACTACCATACCGGCTACGTCGCGCTATGGTAACGAAACACTGGTACCCCACCCGGTTTTCAAAATCCAAAAGGACGCGCAGGATAGCGTTACCCGACAGATGAAAGCGTTAGGACTGACGGCCGAGGAACTGACCGGCACCGACGAGGACGACCCACTGATAGACCTAACCAAAAAGGTTAAAAACGTCGGACGCAAAAAGCCCAATATCATAAAACGTAACACCGAGCCGACCGAATGACAGAGGAAGAAAAAGACCTACTAAGACAGGCAAAAAAGGAAGTAACGGCGCAGCTGGCCGCCGTGCCGATAGCCGATTACCGACTGTGTGAAGTAGATATACGGCTGGAGCAATACGTTACCGAGGTGGCCCAACACCCGGACGCGCACAACCTCTACGAACAGTTAGCGGTTATGCGCTTTTTCCGTATGGCCGACAAATACGGCATAAATGCGACCGAGGTACAGCGTTTTTTTACCCTGTACGAAAATCTGCATTTTCCCGGTAAAACCGGCCTGCAAAAATACGCCTTAACCCCGGTACAAACATTTCAGTTTGCGAGTATCTACGGCTTTTGGGACTACCGCGATACCGTAGATATTGGGGCAAAAAGGCCAGGTAAATCGGTGGTTAGTGGTCGCCGGGTAGTGCGTGAGGCGGCTTTATTTGTGCCGCGTAAATTCAGTAAAACCACGTCGAGCGCAGCGTTAGCCGTCGACGATTTGCTGTACGGTGACGCTAACGCCGAGAGTTACACCGGGGCCAACAGCAACGACCAAGCCAAAAAGTGTTTCGACGTGATCCGTGGCTGCGTGAGAAAATTAGACCCCAAAGAACGCCGCTACACGGTGAACGAGCAGACGATAAAAAGCAAGCGTAAAGACCGCGCCGCCTTTGCGCAGTGTCTAACCGCAAACGCCCGGACAAAGGACGGTTTGAACGCCAGCACGGTAATTATGGACGAGTTTAGCCAAGCACGCGACAACAGCCTACTAACCGTGCTTACTACGTCTATGGGTGTGCGTGAAAATCCGCTAACAGTGATTATCACCACCGCCAGCGATGTTTTTGAGGGGCCGTTTTACGAAATGCTACAGGGTTATAAATCGGTTTTGCTGGGCGAATTTGAGGACGATAGCCTATTTGCGCATATCTTTGAGCCGGACATAGACGACCCCGAAGATGCAGAAGCAACGTGGCGCAAGGTACAGCCACACATGGGCGTAACGGTCAGCATGGAGTTTTACCGACAGGAGTATAAGAACGCCCGGCGTAATGGTGCTGACGCTATGCTGGCGTTTCGTACCAAGTTGCTTAATATCTTTGCCGAGAACCAGCGGCGCAGCTGGATAAGCAGCACACTGGCCCGAAGTATCGCCCGACCTATGCCGCTGGATGCCATCACCGGCCGACCCGACGCGATGGTGGCTATAGACCTGTCGGAAAGCGACGACTTTAGCGCGGTCACTATGGGTATGTATGATATGGCGCGCAAAAATTTTCATTTCCACACTGCGTACTTTTTCCCGGAGGGCGCATTAGACGGACACCCAAACGAAAGAATGTACCGCGCATGGGCTGAAAAAGGCTATTTGATTTTGACCGAGGGCGAGGTTATCGACTACCGCGCAATCGTAAACTATGTGCTGTATCTTAACAAAGTGGTGCGCATTTTGGGTATTGGTTACGACCCGTGGAAAAGTTTAGAGGTAGTAAATATGCTGGCGGCTTCCGGCGCAGATAACGTACTGTCGGGGGTCAAACAGACCTATGGCAATTTCACCGCCCCGGTAGAAAGTTTTGAGCATGGGGCGAAAACCGGCCATATATTCATAAACGACAACCCAATTAACTACTACTGTTTCGGTAATGCCGTCTTAGATACTGACAAACTGGAGAACTGCAAGCCTATCAAACGAAAGCAAACGCAAAAGATAGACGGCGTAATTACCAAACTTATGTGTATGCGGCTATTTATAGATTACACACGTTAAATAAAGTTAAATACAATCAACAATAATCCACTATAAGAAAACAAGCGAAAAAGAATAAAACAAAGGAATAAAAAGGAAGATAACATGCTAAAAACCAAATTTTTACACATCAAGAAATACAATTATCTTTGCGCATTAGCGATAATGTGTAATGAACTTTTGGCGGCATATAGTAAACTATTTTAGACGCGAAAACAATAGCGACGAGAACCCCAGCGCACTACGCACCGGGGCTACGTCGCTTTTCGTCTATGGCGACCAAACCGCTATGTGTGTCGCTACCGTTTTCCGCTGTGTTAAGTTACTTAGTGAAAGTGTCGCTAATCTGCCACTGCAATACCTCAAACGTAAAGACGGCATTTTTGCCGAAGTTAGTAACGACCGGCTCGACTATCTACTGAACGTGCAGCCGGACAACGCTATTAACGCCTTTGACTTTTGGCGGCAAGTAGTACAGGAGTTATTATTGGACGGTAACGCCTACATCGTGCCAGTGTATAGCACTGTCAGCACGGAATTAGACCGGCTGGCGCTGTGTGAGCGTGGCACGGTCATGCACGATACGATACACGACACCTACACGGTGCGCGACCTTAATAACGGCATTAGTGGTGTATATACCGAGGACGAGATTATACACATTAAGGGGCTGACCCTGCGCAATAGC